CGGTGACGGCGCAGACGGTCCGGACGCTATCCTGAAACCTCACACCCCGAAATGGGGATATGGAGGCATCGGTGGAAGCGGAGGCGGAGGAGGCGGCGCTGGCGGCCCGGCTGAAGGTCCAAACAGGCAACTTTACCCGGGACCCGGAGGAACAGGCGGCGACGGATCCATCGGAGGAGACGGCGCACCTGGCTGGGCGCTGGCCTTGTATAAGGCGGCATAAAGGAGGAAAAACAATGCCAACCATTGATTTGAACGACGTCTACGTCCTGGACAACACCGGGCGGCAGGTGGATGAAAGCGTGGACTACGCGAACGCGAACGGAAACAGGAACCTGCTGCACAACCCGTTCTTCACGATCAACCAGCAAGGCCAGACCAGCTACACAGGCAACGTCTACATGGTGGACCGCTGGAGAGGCGCAAACAGCAGGACGACCATCACGGTAAACGCTGGATACGTCAACCTGTCTACAAACGCCAGCGGCAACGGCCTCTTCAGGCAGATCCTGGAGAACGACTACACGGGCGTGCTGACCTATAGCGCATACGTCCGCGGAACCGGATCCGGGCTGCTTTCCGTTTTAGATAGCGGCGGCACGGTGTTGGATGAGTTCACTTTCGACAACCCCGGCAACGACTGGACGCTGATCAGCAAAACCTACGAGGCAACGACTCCGGTCAACTCGGTGCGCTTCCGTGTGGACACCAGCACAAACTACGACATCAAGTGCGCGAAGCTGGAGCTGGGATCCTACTGCACGCTCATGAATGACGTGGCGCCGGACTACGGTCCAGAGCTGCTAAAGTGTCAGCCATATTATCACCTGTATGGAACCAGTGCAGCCAGACCGTCCAACCGCTTCGACTGCGTCCCGCACATGGTGTCAAACCCGACGCAGGGCACGATCACCATCGGCGGCACGACGTACTACTACAACAACGCGAACTTATAAGGAGGCGGCCCATGATCAACTACACAACCCCGACGATCGTCCTCACCGTGGAGGGCGTAGACCTTACCGGCGACGACGTCTATGTGTCCCTCGAGCAGGGCTGCCACGAGATGGTCAAGACTGGCAACGACCTGATCATCACCACGGACACCCACGGCCAGATCACGGACACGATCATCACCTTCACGATGAGCCAGGAAGAATCCGCCTCGTGGAACTTTGGCAAATCTGTCAGCGTGCAGGTCAACTACATCACACCGGACGGAGTGCGCGATGCGACCGAGATCAAGACCGTCTCCGTGATGCGTAACCTCTTGGACGAGGTGATCCAGTATGGCAATTAGGCTCAAGGTCCAAACCAACCAGACAATCAAGCTGAAGACAAACGGCAGCGACGCCTCCTCGTTCACAGTGCGCGAAGGCGTGCCGATCTATCCTGCGTCCTATTCTGGCAGCACGGAAGTGACACCGACCGAAGAAGAACAGATCCTGCCCACCGGCGGCCTGATGGTCTTCAGCGACGTGACAGTCCATGCTATCCCGTCCGACTATGTGGGGAGCGCAGTCGAGCACCGGGACGAAGACGATCTGCAGGCAAATGCGGACAAGGTCTCTGTCCCTGCCGGCTATTATGAGGACCCTGCAGAGAAGAGTGTGGGCGTCGGATCCGCGACGACTCCGAGCCTCGGCATCGAGGTCACCCCGTCGATCAGCGTGAGCACGTCCGGCCTGATCACGGCCACGGCGAACAAGAGCGAAAGCATCACCCCGGCAGTCGTTCCCGGTTATGTAGGAAGCGGCACAGCCGGCACGGTCACCTTCAGCGGATCCAACACATCGCAGCTCTCCACCCAGGGCGCGTCTACGATCACTCCGACCGAAAGCGAGCAAACGGCCGTAACAGGCGGCAAATACGTCACCGGCGCGATCAAGGTCGGCGCGATCCCGTCCAACTACGTTGGCAGCAGCATCACCAGGAGATCTGGCAGCGATCTGTCTGCCAGCGGCGCGACTGTGTCCGTCCCTGCTGGATTTTACGAGGAAAGCGCTTCCAAGGCCGTGCAGAACGGAACAGCCGGAACGCCGACCGCATCCAAGAGCGCCGTCAGCAATCACGCGATCACAGTCACCCCATCGGTCACGAACTCTGCCGGCTATATCAGCGGCGGAACGAAGACCGGAACAGGCGTGAGCGTGGCCGCGAGTGAGCTTGTGTCCGGGACAAGGAGCATAACCCAGAACGGGACCGGCATCGACGTTACGGAGTACGCGGCCGTGGACGTATCAGTCAGCGGAGGATCTCCGAACCTGCAGACGAAAACGAAGTCCTACACGCCGACGACAAGCGAGCAGACGGACACGATCACACCGGACGCCGGCTACGACGGCCTGGAAGAGGTGGACGTGACAATAAACGCGGTGCCAACAATGACGTTGCCGCACTCGCTATCAAACACTTCGAGCGGCACGCAGGAAAACAGTTTCAGCAGGTCGGCACAGGACCTTTACCTAAACATACCGACAGGGTACAACGCTACGGCCAAATATTACACCCTTAAAGGAGTGCCAAACGGTTCGGTTACTATGCCGTCGGCGATTGTCGGTGTAGATGCAACCGTTTCCGTTCCGTCGTCAAATAAACTTCAATTATCCGGCAGGTATTCTGCTTCACCTGTTTTAACTTCACAGGGGTATATCGGGAGTGTGTCGCCGAGTTCTGTGGACATATCCATTACCGCAGACGTTAATACGCGCTCGTCTACCGATTTAACGGCAAGTGGCGCAACTGTTACCGCACCGGCAGGGTATTACGCAGACAACGCGACGAAGACCATCGCAAGCGGCACAGAAGGCACGCCAACCGCAACCAAGGGAACGGTAAGCAACCACGCCATAACGGTTACCCCATCGGTCACAAACTCCGCAGGTTATATTAACGGATCGACGAAGACAGGTACCGCGGTCACGGTGTCGGCGAGTGAACTTGTTTCAGGTTCAGAAACGAAGACCGCAAACGGAACTTATGATGTAACAAATCTCGCTGAATTGATTGTCAATGTTAGCGGTAGTGGGTTGGTTTGTGAAACAGGGTTATATAACCCCACAACGAACATCGCAAGACCGACCATCAGTTTTTCGAATACGCACACAAATATGCCGATATTTGTGCTGATGGTAGATGGTACTGGGACTTTTGATAGTACGACAAACTCAAACTATGCGTTTATGTATTGCGATTTTTCCGCAATAGCAGGTGCAGACATTTATGTATCAAGTTCAACAAAGCGTTACGGATTTGTTTATTATCTTTACAGAGGCTCAAGTTCATCATCTTTAACATCAAGCACAAGCAACTTCAGCGAACCGCCAACATCAACGCAAGATGCTTCAAGTGCTTACCCACGCTATTGGGTAAAGCCGACAGGGTTTCAACCCTATTCAAATTCAAACTCACGCTACTGGCGAAGCAATAGGGCATATAAATGGATCGCCATTTGGAAATAGGAAGATAATATGACAGACGCAATTATCGTCGCCATTATTACCGGCGCGTTCTCGTTTCTCGGCGTATACTTCTCGAACAGGAAGTCGGCGGCCCTCGTGGAATATCGCCTCAAGCAATTAGAAGACAAGGTCGCCGCCCATAACAACCTCGTCGAAAGAATGTACGCCGTGGAAGAGGCGCAAGCCGTAACAGACGAAAAACTCAAAGTGGCTAATCACCGCATAGACGATTTGGAGGCGAAAGCATCATGAACGTATTTACAAAGCAGTGGTGGAAGGCAGCAGCCATCCGCGCCGTCAAGACAGTCGCCCAGACCGCGGTCTCCATGCTGACGGTCGGGCAGCTCTTCACCGACGTCGACTGGATGGGGATCCTGAGCATCTCAGCCGTCGCCGGCATCATCTCCATCCTCACCAGCCTCGCAGGGCTTCCGGAGGTCGACGATCAATGAGCAGCAAGCCTCGGATCCTTCCGCCAGAAAATGGCAACCCGTACTACATCTACACCAAGGACGGCGGCTACAACCCGGCACACGGCAATCCTGCCAGGCGAAACAAGAACCTGACGTCGCTGCCGAACTGCGTGGCCATCTATGGATGGTTTAATGAGATCGGCGGCCAGGGCCAGAAGTACCTCACCAAGGCCTGGTACCCTTACTCGGTCATCGCTGCAGCAAAACGCGAAGGCCTGATCGTTACCAAGGAGCCGAAGGTCGGCGGGATCCTCGTCTGGACCGGCGGGAAAACCGGCGAAGGACATGTGGAAGGATGCGGAGACATCTTCGAAGACGGATCCATCCTCGGCGTCGGCAGCGAATACTACGGGAAAGACTGGACCGCGTTCCAGCGCAGCAAAGGCGACGGGAACTGGAGAAAAGGCTGCCCGTGGATGGACAGCAGCTACAAGTACCAGGGCTGTATCAACAACCCCTACATGGAGGAAGAAGACATGACAAAAGCAGAGACAGAGAAACTGGTCCGGGAGATGTTCCCGCAGCTCATGACAGCCTGGCTGGCAGATCTGGCGCAGCAGCCGGCAGATGACTGGGCAAAGCCAGCGATCGAATACTGCATGAGGACCGGCATGATGGTCGGAGACCCTGACGGGAACTTCAGGCCGCAGTCGGCGATCAAGCGCGAGGAAATGGCCTCGATCCTGAAGGGCCTGATCACTGGTAAATAGAAAACCACACCCCGGGGAAACCCGGGGCTTTTTTATTGCTCAAAAAGAGTCATACTTTGAGTCATACTTTGGGCAAAAAATAAGGAATTATAACGGATTATTGTGGATAATAATGGAAAATAACGGAGAAAACAAAAAGCCCGCAAACCTTGAAATTTCAATGAAAAAACCCTGCAGCCGTTGAAACTGCAAGGTTTGTGTTTTGGTGGACCTTAGGGGATTCGAACCCCTACCAAATCCTCATTTTTCAATGTGTTTGACCACTTGAGTCATACTTTAGTGTCATACTTGTGATTGAATCGAAGTATTCGTCGACCATATCGTCCACAGCAATACGCTCTTCTGTGAAGGTGTGCTGATAGACTGACTTCATGACGTTCGACGTCTTCCATCCGCCTCTCTCCATCGCGTACTTCTCCGGCACGTTCAGCATCAGCATGACCGATGCGTTCAGGTGGCGCAGGTCGTGGAAGGTGATCTCCAACCCTGCTGCGTCCATCAGCTTCCGGAAATAGTAATAGATCCATGTCCGGCTCTGCGGGACGATGTACTCGCTGCTGTGATCGGCATCTTTGAGCAGCTGCTGGATGTACACCGGCAGGCGGTGCCGCCTGTTCCGCATCTCAGCTTTGCCTGCTGCCTTCACGACCGGCTTGTTGGCCACGTCGATCATGACCCTGTTGATCGTGATCACGCCGTCCTTCACATCCGACCAGCGCAGTCCACGGATCTCCGAGATGCTGAAGGAGAGCCAGAGCGCCAGCATGACCGGCAACTCGATGTTGGTGCCGCGGACCGCATCGATCACGGCGCGAGGCTCCGGGTAGTCCTTAAACTTGCGATACCTCTTAGGCAGCCTAATCTCGTATTTGACGCGAGAAACCTTCCAAAGGGAAGAACTTATCAACCCCCACTCGTTCGCCAGCGTTTTGGGCGAAATAAGGCCTCTACGGCCCACGCGGAAGGCCTCGTCATCTACGGCTTCCTGCAGCAAGTCCTCGGTAAGATCTGCGACCTGGAGATCCATCAGGTCCTGGAAGGCGGTCCGCCTGATCTTCTGGTAGCCGGCCACCGTCGCAGGTGACAGGACCTTGCAGTGCGCGATGTACAGGTCCACAGCCTGCCCTACCGTCAGCTGCTGCTTGTCGACTTTCTTCGGATCCTCGGCCCTGTACTTGGCCGCCAGGTATTCGCACTCGGCCTTGGTGTCCGCGGTGATCCGCTTGTAGTGCTTGCCGTCTTTGTCCTGGTAAGCGTACACCCTCATGGTCCACTTGCCGCTTTTTGTCCTCTTTGCTTTTGCCATAGCGCCCTCCTATGTGCTATAATAGGAGCGCTGAGCCAACGGGTCCAACCTCCGTTATTTCAGCGCCCTCTGGGAGCCACTGGACACAGACTTTGGCTCCCGTTTTATTTCTGCTTCTTTCTCGGCTACGGGCCGCTCGTCGTAGAAGTGGCCCAGCCGGATGTGATCTATCTCGTGCCAGTACGTCTTCACGCGCTCGTCCTCTCCGAGCCTGGCATTGATGTAGATGTTGTAGTCTCCCTCCGCGTCCTTTACGGTGGCCCCCTTTATGGACAGCGGCATGTCGACGATCCTGATTATTATGCAGTCCATTTTCTCACCTCGGCTGCATTTTATATGCGATACTGTCCATTTATTCGCCCTTGTATGCAACCATCATTTTGATGAAGCGCTCCACGTCTTGCGGGTCCATATCAGTAGCGACGTCGAACAATGCCCTCATGTCAGGACGATCGCTGAAGGCTCTCTCCAGCATCAGCTCTCGCTCGTCCTGCTGATCATACTCGTCGATGATCGTGGACTTGGAGATGTGGAAGTGATCCGCCATGCGCTGCACTGCGCCCATGCGCGGGAAGCCCGCACCACTTTCCCATTTTGAAACGGCCTTGGCAGACACGCCGGCGATCTCGCCAAGCTCTTCCTGTGTCAGGCCGTGTGAATCTCTTAACCGCTTTATGTTCTCTGCTACACTCATTTTTCCGCCCTCCAGTGCGTACTTCTATTATATACATTTTGTGGTGGTGGTCAATAAAAATATATAGTTAAAGTTCAAAATCCTGTTGACAGTCTACTTTTAGTGGAGTATTCTTGTAGTGACTTCTAAATATTGTGGAGCATGAAAGGAGGTGCACATGGCAATTACAATGAAGCAGGCCAGGGTGGGCGTCGACATGACGCAGCGCCAGATGGCCGAGGCGATGGGATGCTCTTATGGAACGTATCGAAAATGGGAGCAGCTCCCGGAAGAGATGCCGATCAAGGCGGCCCGCAAGTTCTGCGAGATCGTCCGCCTGGATCTGGACGACATTCTTTTTGCCCGGAAGGTGAATTAAAGTAGACAAAGGAGAAAGCTATGGAACTTATAGGCCTGAACGAGGTGGCCAAACTGCTGGACGTAAACGTCAAGACGGCCACAAAGATCCTGCAGCTGCCTGGATGCCCTCTCCTGCCGAGAACCAAGGGCGAACAGTACAGGATCGTCAAAGAAGCACTGATCAGGTGGCTCGAGCAGGGCTGCCCGAAAGAATAGGAGGAAATAATGGCAAAATTCAAGACTGGCGACAAGGTCGTCCTGGAGATCACCGGCATGGAAATGATTGGACCGATCGAGAACAACTACACCACGAGCTGCGGGATCCGCATCAAGGTCGCGGAGCTGGACAAGGCAGAACTGCTGAAGGAGCAGAAGGCCGAGAAGGAACCGGCGAAGAAGACCACGAAGAAGGCGGCGAAGAAGTAATGAAGGAGCGCTGGAAGTTCAGTCCGGAGGTAGGGACTATTTACGAGAACCACGGCGGCGGCACCTTCAAGTGTCTGTCGGTAAGCGGCTACAATGCCACATTCAAGAACACCAAGAGCGGCTGGACGTTTTTCGCACATGTGTGCCACAAGTACGCGGACGGCAGCATCGATTGGGACTATAGCACCGGAGGGAGATTTTTATGAAGAGCAAGAAATATCGCTGGAACTACAAGAAGTTCCTGAGCAACTTGACGGCGCTGACCGTCATCATGGCCACGGGCCTGCTGATCGGCTACATCTTCGCGATGTGGGCAGGAGGTGCAGCATGAAGAAGGAAACCATCAGGGTCTTTTACAAGAGACCAGGCAAGAACCTCGTGGAAGTAAAGATTCCGAACGAGCTGGAGTGGCTCCAGGGCGCAGTCGAAGGCTATGTCGAGTCGATCACGCTGCACCGAGGAGAGAACGGCTTTCCGGATCTGGCGCTGCTGTGCAACGAGGAAGGCAAGCTGAAAGGCATGGAGGGCAATTTCTGGATGGACATCAACGGCGTGCCGGATGAGATCGTCGGCCCGGTCCTGTTCGTAGGCGTAGACGGCGAAGAGTTCACGGACTGCCCGAGAAGCCGGAAGCAGATGGAAGCCTTCCTGAAGTTGCGGGAAATTGAAGCGAGGGCAAGACGATGAGCGAAAAGAAGAGAAGAACCTGCCAGATCTGCGGCCGTGATTATGTGCCGACCAGCAACGTGCAGAAGTATTGCCCGGACTGCCGGGACGAAATGAAGCGCAACGGCGGCAGCATCAGCGATGCATACAAGGCGTACAAGAAGGCCGGAGCGCCCGGGCCTGTAAAGGTAACCAAGATCGAGACCCCGGAGGCACATCTGATGGACTTCACGGAAACGCCGGAGGACCCGGCCATCGTAAACGGCTACGAAGAGCTGCAGAAGGCCATCGAACTGCCGGATGACCTGGCCGTGATCGAGGAACACGCGGAGATCCTCAGGCGCTACTACAAGGGCGAGCTGGTGGACAAGAACGAGTTCCTGGCGCGGATCCGCGAGAGGCTCGGTGACTTTTAGGAGGTACGAATGGACAAAGCAAAGAGAAAGAGCGACATCGGCATGATGTCTATCGTGGCAGCGATGGTGAAGCAGTGCATGCAGAAGCCTGGCGTGGTCGCCATTGGCTCACCTGAGTATGACATCCCATCCGTACACATGCTGCCGAAAACCTTCCTCGATTATTTTGGGGATGACACAGAGTTCGAGTACGGCGAAGATCCGAGCCACAGAACCATGTCGACTGTGGTGAATGGCGTGAGATTTTATGCGGTGATCAGCGGCCTCGACACTATCGCGAACGGGAGACTGTATATATGAAGACACCGCAGCGCTGGATAAAGATCCGGCAGCACGCGCAGTCGTGGCAGCCGTTCAAGATGGCGGGCAAGGTCCCTGCCGGCACAGGAAGCTGCAGGCTCCGGGAGCCGAAGATCCCGTGCCTGTTTAGAAGAAGCACAAACGAAAGGAGAATCTAATGGCAGTACCAGTAATTGTGTACGGAAAAAGCGGCTCTGGGAAAAGCCGCTCTCTCAAGAACTTCGCCGAGGATGAGATCTACCTGGTCAATATCCTCGGGAAGATGATGCCCTTTAAGGGACAGTTCAAGTATACCACCGACGGCGACAATCTGCAAACCATCATGGCAGGGCTAGCCAAGATGCCAACCAACGCAGCTGTGATCGACGACTTCGGCTACATCATGACGAACATGTGGATGCGCGGCCACAGCGCCGGCGATCAGTTCAAGCTCTACAGCACGATCGGAGACACCGTCTGGAACCTCATCGAGTACATCAAGAACCTGCCACGGGACAAGGTGGTCTATCTGATCATGCACGACGATACCGACGACAGCGGCTTCGCGAAGCTGCGCACGATCGGCAAACTCCTCGACCAGAAGGTCTGCATCGAGGGCTTGTGCACGGTGGTGCTGCATTGTGTCGTTAAGGGAGACAAGCACCTATTCCGCACGAACAGCGACGGGAACGATCTGGCGAAGAGTCCGGAGGGAATGTTCCCGGAGATTGAGATCGAGAACGACCTGAAGGCTGCGGACACGCTGATCAGGGAATACTGGGGCCTGAAGCCCTTGAAGGAGGCGAAGAAATGATCACCTGGATGAAAATCGGAAAGGCAGTAAGCGCCGAAGGCTCGACGATCATCTATGCCGGGCTGAACACCAACCTGTACATCGAGAGCAGGAAGAGACACGTCCCGCACGCGAACGGCATCGGGACCTGGGACCACACGGTCTATGTGGTGCTGAAGGGCGAAAAGGAACTCGTGACGAAGAACTCGCTGCGAGATGCGAAGGAGTACGCGGAGGAGGTCAAATAGATGGCGAACCTATTCGAAATAAACAAAGCAATTATGAACGCATGGGAAGCGTGCGTGGATCCGGAGACCGGCGAGATCAACGAGGACATTTACGCCGAGATGGAAGCGCTGCAGGTCGAACGCGACGAGAAGATCGAGAACATCGCCTGCTGGGCGAAAAATCTCATGAGCGACGCAGCGCAGCTGAAGGCCGAAGCGAAAACGATGGCCGACCGCGCAGCCAGCGCGGAGAAGAAGGCCGAGAGCCTGAAGCGCTATCTGGCAGCAGTCCTGAATGGCACGAAGTTCGAGACTACGCGCTGCATCATCGGATGGCGCAAGTCCACGGCAGTCCTGATCGAGCCGGACGCAGATCTTCCGGAAGAGTACGTCAGGACCAAGGTCACCACAGAACCGGACAAGACGGCCATCAAGGCCGCGCTGACATCCGGCAAGGAGATCGCCGGCTGCAGCATCGAAACCAGAAACAATTTGACGCTGAAATAGGAGGAGAACATGAAACCTTTAGGGAAAGCATACAAAGACGCGGAAGCCAGCACGGGCGAATTCAAGAGACTGCCTGCAGGTGGCTATATCGCCAAAATAACGGCCGTAGAAGACAAGGACGATAAAGAATACCTCAACATCACCTTCGACATCGCAGAGGGCGAGTTTCAGGCCTTCTACAGCGACGACTGGGGCAAGGCGCACCCGTTCGCGCACAGCTTCGTCCGCTCGTACAAGGAAAAGGCCCTCGGCATGTTCAAGGGCTTCCTGAAGACCGTCGACGAGTCGAACGGCACAAAGTTCGAAGACCAGGCTGCGAAAGGATTCAACGAGCAGCAGCTGGTCGGCAAGGTCATCGGCGTGCTCATCGGCTACGAGGAGTACATGTCCAACCGCGGCGAGATCAGGGAGCGCACGACCGTCACCGGGACCCGCACCGTGGACGCCATCAAGACCGGCAACTATAAGGTGCCAGAGCTGAAGAAGCTGGCTCCTGCCACGCACACCTCTCCCGTTGAAGGCTTCGAAGCCGTAAACGAGGCAGATCTGCCCTTCTGATGAACATCATCGAGGACAGCAGACAACAAGCAGGTAAGCACGAGCTGAAGCACAAGGCGTGGACGGATCACGGCGACCGCTGGATCCGCTGCGCCCTGCCCTTCGGCGATTATGCAGCAGTGCCTCCCGTGGCCGTGGACACCAAGGCATCTATGCAGGAGATCGCGCAGAACATCGGTGGATCCAGCCAAGAGCATGGACGCTTCCGGCGCGAGCTGCAGAAGGCTCAGGACATGGGCTGCCACCTCTATGTGCTCATAGAGAACGAAGAAGGCATCTCTGATCTGGCCGGCGTGTCCGCCTGGATAAACCCCAGGCTGATCGATTCGCCGAAGGCTATCACAGGCGAACGCCTCGCCAAAGCCATGCAGACGATGCAGGAACGCTACGGCGTGACCTTCCTGTTCTGTCACCCAGAGCGCGCTGCTGCCATGATCCACTACCTGCTGGAGAGGGGGATCTGATGGCATTTATAAAAATCGACAGAGAATTCCTGCAGAGTGACTTCTGGCTCCGTGAGCCGTTCACCTACGGGCAAGCCTGGGTGGACCTGATCGGGATGGCCAACTGGGCTGACAAGGATAAGTTCTTCCGGCACCAGCACCAGCGAGTAAAGCGTGGACAGATTGTGACGAGCCAGCAAGCACTCGCGGAACGTTGGAAATGGAGCAGGAACAAGGTACGGACCTATTTGCGCAACATAGAACGTGCCGGAATGGTGCAGATTGACAGTACAACGAACTATACAACTATAACCATTGAAAAATACGGAACCTACCAAGATAGGCCACCAACGAAAAGACAGGAAAAAGCACAACTGACGGCCAGCGCACGGCCAACTGACGGCCAACTGACGGCCACACAAGAAGAATATAGAAAGAAAGAATACCCTAACGGGTATATATACCCATCGCGTGCGGATCTTCGCTCCTATGTCGAGGAGGAAGGTCTGAGCGCGGACCCGGACGAGATCTTCGATTACTACGAGGCGGTCGGCTGGGAGATCAACGGGAAGCCCATCAAGGACTGGCGAGCAGTATGCCGGCGGTGGAAGAGCTACGAGAAGCCGAAGGCAGAACAGAGCCAGGAAGACCAGGATGCGGAGCTGCATCGTTTGCTCGACATCATGGAGAAAGGTGGCAACATTTATGACACGACAGGAAGCTGAATATCTGTACGGGTGGCTCGAGAACAGTTACCCTCGCAACTATAAGGACACGGATCTGCGCCGGAAGGCCACGACGATCGACAACCTGGCGAAGGTCTTCTCGGACAACATCTACAGAGAAGTGCAGGAAGAGTACGAGCGGATCTACAGCATCCAGAAGAACGAACCGCACCCGAGCGAAGTGCGGGCGAACCTTAGAGAAGAAAAGACGCAGCGCGTGGCTGCACCGTCGTTTGATCCCTATGAGGTGCTGCGGAAGCATCCGAAGTGGGACGAGATGTGCAGAGCCTACGGCAAGCGCGAGTGCATCAGGATGGCGAAGCTGTGCGTGCAGACCGGCACGATCGGCGAGCTGAAGTTTCGCCTGACATACGACACATAGCCATTATGGGCAGGCAGGCGGCCCAACTTAATAAAACCCACGGTTAAACGCCCGAGTCATAGTCACGTCTACGGTCCCAAACCTCGCCGCCTGCCTGCGGGACCGTGTAAGGAGGAGACTTATGTCTAAAGTAATGCACCGAACGATCCTGGATGTGCTCTTCCCGGATCAGGAAGAAATACCAAGCAGCTGCGGAGTATGCCCGGACTTCAATGGAGGCGACTGCTGCATCTGCTGCCATCCACCTGTAGAAGCATTTCAAAAACCGCCCTGGTGGTGTCCGAAGAGATCAGAGGTGGAAGAATGAGCAGGTACATAGATGCGGACGAACTGCTGAAACGGTTGAATGTTTGTAAATATCCTGCACAGAAAACAACAATGCGACAAGTGACATATAATGCCGCCATAAGTGATGTGTGTAGAAGTATTGATGATATGCCAGCCGCCGATGTGCAAGAGGTAAAACACGGACGGTGGCTTCGTCCATACAGCAACAAACAATACAAGAAGTGTTCCGTATGTGGCAGAGAGTTTTCGGTCAATCTGCCGTATGACGCAAACTACTGCCCTAACTGCGGGGCGAAGATGGAGGAAGACAAATGAGCATTTATTCCGAACACGCTCACGGACTTAT